TCGTAGAGACTTACTGCGTCCGCGCTTTCCCACCAGCCGTCCTCGCGCTTGAAGGACTCGAACTCAAGCCCCAGCTCGCGCTTGTACCAATCAGCGCAAACCTGCCAGCAGTCCCACGCACCGTGCACAAATGGGCGATTGAGCAGCGGCGTGTTACCGGCCGGAGTGATGCTGCGCAGGTCGCCTTCCGGCCAGCTGAGTATGTGCCAGGGCAGCTCAGTGGCCTCACACATGGCCAGGTCGTGCGGCGATGGTCGACTGGTGGCGTCCGGGTGCGAGTGAACGATGCCGATCACCTCGCCCACATCCTCCGCCGCGGCGTAGTCCTCCGGATCAATCCGGAACTCTTCACCTGGATCAGCCGCGATGTTCCGGCACGGGAAGTATTGCTGCTTTCGCCCAACCGCCAGCAGCAAGCCACAGCACTCTTTCGGGTACTCAGCAGCCGCGTGCGCCTGAACCGCCAGCAGGATGTGCTTGCGCATGGTCAGCTCCTGGCAATGAGGGAAACAGCGGGGAAGCCGCCGTGTGGAAGTTGGTTGTTGTCGCCGAAACGCAACTTGCAGGACTTGAGCCCGCCCTTGCACTCGTCCTTGCTCGGGTCGTCCGTGGGGTTGTCGTCATCGTCGAACATGGCGCTCCCGGTGTAGCCGCAGTTCGGCCCGCGGTATCCACCGGTCATGGCCCAGTGACAGAAGGTCGTCATCTGGCGCCCAGGCAGTCCGCGGTTGTCGATCTCGCCCGGGGACGAAAGCTCCCACTGCACAGCCTCACCGTCCTCGCCGGTTTTCTGGTCGATGTACCAGATCTCCAGCGCCTCTTGGGTCGGGTCAGCAGTCGGATTGCCGCCCGGGAAGTTCGCCGCGTCCAGGTACTGGGCCATGGTTTCGCGGACCGTCAGCTGAAACTTCAGCAGGTCGTCGAAGGCCAGGCACAACGCCGTGATGCGCCCGTTGACGTTGCCTGCCATAAAGTTCGGCCGAGTCGCGCTGCCATTGCTGTCCGCGCCAAGGCCTTCAATCTGCACCGGCCAGGCCGCGTACTCGTTGCCCTGCCACCAAATTGACTTGGCTGGCAGTTCGTCGACTGAGTTTTCGTAGGCCATCAACTCTGCTGGTGTGTGCGGGATGGCGTGACCATGGAAGCGAAGCACGTCGGCACCGTATTCCGTGCCGTCAATTTCAAACAGCCGCACCTCCCCGCCGGGCTCCAGCTTCTGGATGTCCGTTATCAATGCCATGCGGCAATTCCTTATGGGTGAAAGGTTTGTTCGAGAGTGCCGGTCAGGGCGTAAACGTCACCGCCTTTGTGCGCTGACTTGTAGCCCGTGCACTTGTAGAGACCGAGTTCGCCGAGTGGTGGCGTCCACAGGAAGGCTTTCGCCCCAGCATGGCGGTCGAGAAAGGCGATGATCTGCTTGATCGTGACGGCCTTACCTGTGTAGCTGAACGGCCAGGACTGCGACTTGTTGTTGATGCCGTCCGACACTGACTGGCTGTAGCCGTCACCGAACTGCTTGGTGCGCACCCGCTGGATGATGTCGCCCTCGGCACCCTTTTCGATCTGCCAGGTGAATGTCTCAATTGCCATAAATCACCCTTTGATTGCTCTGGTAATGCTGCCGCCCTGGCTCAGATCCTTGCGAAGCAGCTGTCGATATTTCTGCTCGACGAAGTCACCAAGCTCTTTGCCGAACTGCTGATACGACGGATCGCTGGATGTTGCGCTGGTGCTGCCATCACTGGCGACATTCACTTGCACGCTGATTTGTGTAGCGCCGCCACCGCTCATGGCTTGAATGCCAGTCCCTCCGCCAGTGGTCAGTGGCGTTACACTTCCGCCGTTCGCCCCGGTCATGAGGAATGACCGGCCGCCCTCGTTGTAAAGCTCAGGCCCCAACTCGTTGACTTCATACAGCGAGTTCGCCGCGACCGGTCCGCCCGTGGCTCTTTGCCCAGAAACCCAACTCGAGAAATCGCTCCCCGTATAGCCGGCCTGGGTCGAGCCAGCCGAAACCGGGGCATCGCCACTGCCGAAGTAAGCACTGGCGGCAGTGCTGGCAATGTTCGACAGCAGCCCGGAGGCCGCCTGCCGAGTTGCGATGCGCGCCATGTCGGCCAAGATCGATTTTGTGAAGTCGGAAAACGCGAACTTTCCTGATATGGCGAAGTTCGCGACTGCGTTCTCCATTCCGCTGAAAGCATTGGTGAACAGGCTTTTCGTCTGTCCGGCCACGTCACGCGCTGATTCCAGGTAGTTCTGCCACGCCGACGATGCGCCGGCGCTCCAATCACCCTGGGCGGCGGTCATTTCGTCGTAGTTGGATCGCACGGTGTCATGCAGATCCTGCTGCGTGGCTTTCAGCGCGGCTAACTTCTGGGTGTACTCGTCGAGGCTCATGCCGCGCGAGCCATCTCCATACTGGTTAGCCAGTTCCAGGCGCTGCTGGTTGAAGCGGTCGTCGATTCCGTTTTGCTGTTCCGTGAGCCCGCGCTGCCGGTCACCCAGGCCAAGACCAGATGCCGCCCGCAATCCCTGCTGCCGAAGCGTGTCGACCTGTAGTTGTAGGGCACTGGTGTACGTGTTGACCGCAAGAGTCTGCTTGTCGGTGCGCTCCTTTTCTTTCAGTGCTAGCACAGCCAGCTCTGAATCAGCATCCTTCTGAGCCTTGACCATCGCCTGACGTGCATCGGCGATCTTCTGGTCCAGTTGGATACCCTGGGCAGCCGTGGTGGTCTTCTTGGCCTTGGCCGCTTCGAGGGTGGATATCTCGGCCTCGAAGGCTGCGGCCACATCCGCGCTTTCCTGCTTGATCAGCGCGGCGCTTCGCGCGGCATAGTCCTCCTGGGATACCAGGCCGGCCTTCTGCGCCGCGTCCAGTTCCTTCTTGGCGTTTTTGTAGTCGGTGACGATGTCGGCCAAGTTGTTCTTGGCGTTGTTGAAGCCGGTTAGATCGACTTGCGAACCGACTGCTTTCGGATCCTTGAACTGGTCGTCTATGTTCGCCAGGTTCTTGTCGATCGCCGCTTGATTCAGGCGCGGATCGTTCGGCGCAACCTTGCGGATGTCTTCGAGTTGCCGCTTGTATTCCTTGATCGCCTGAGTGCGCTTCTGCTCATTCGTCCATGAAGACTTGGTCAGTGCATCAACCTTCGCCATCGACGAGACGGCATCACCCTGGGCTTTCGCCTGCTCCCCTTGCCATTTGGCGATATCGGCCTCGGCGTCCCTCTGGTCCTCCAGCATGTTTAGCTGATTGGTATAGAGGTCGATCATCTCCTGCTTGTTCTGGAACAAACCGATGTTACCGGCTTGGGCCGACGCCAAATTACGGCGTGCCTGCTCGATGTCTGCACCAATATCTGGCCGGCCGATATTCCTCAGGTTGTCCGCGGCGCGCGCGACAGCGTTGTAACCCTTTTCCCAGAAGCTCAGGTTTTCGAGAATCTTCGGCGTGCGCTCGTTGATGGCGTCCGCGTACTGCTCGGTCGCCAGTTTCACAGCGCCAGCGTGGTCGCCCTGCTCTTCCAGTGCTGCTATCTGTGAGTAAACCGAGGCCGTCAGGTAGTGGTACTGCTCATTCAACGCAGCGGACGCCTTAACTGGGTCGTCGGCCAGCCTGGAGAACTCGGCAACGGTTTCTCTCACTGCCTTGCCAGTGGCTTCCTGCATCGACACGGCGGCTAGGGTGATGCCGGCGAAACTCTCGCCGGCGATCTTCCCATTGCCAGCCAGCAGCGCGAGAACTTCAGCTGCCTGTCCGGTCGTACCAACAGTGGCGCCGACCTGACGGGCTAGTTGGCCCATCTGCCCTGCACTGACGCCGGCGAAATTCCCGGTCAGAACCAGCGACTTGTTGTAAGCGTCCTGCTCTTCGCTGCCCTTGTAATAGGCAACAGCCAGAGCGCCGACGGCGGCAGTGGCCAGGGCGATCGGGGCAAGGATAGCAAGCAGGCCGGCAGCAGAGGCGCCAGCCCCTGCACCCAGCTGAGCGACGGCGCGCACGCCGCTGCCCCAATCACCGGAAGACAACGCGTTGCCGAGCTGTACGACGTTTTCCTGCGCCTGGCGGGTGCCGAGCTTCAGCCGGTCAAATCCGGTAGCGGTTTTTTCCAGCGCCGCATAGTTGCTGTCGATCTTGCCCAGGGCCGCATTGTACTGGTCCTGGCTGATCCGGCCGGCATCGAGGTGCTTGCCCAACTGCTCGACTTGGGTGTCGAGCTTGCCCATGGCTGCGCGAGCAGGGTCAATCGCGCCGAGCAGGCTGTTCAGAGCCTTCTGCTCATCCAGTGTCGACTTGGTCAGGGCCACTTGCTGCTTATCGAGCTGCGCAGTGATCTTGGTGAATTCGGCCTCGCCATAAGCGCCGGTCTTGGTGAGTTTCGCCAGACTCTCGCGCTGCTTGGACAGTTCCTGCGTGGTGGTCGCGCCTTTCGACAGCGACTTTTCCAGCGCCTCCATCTCTTTCATCAGGCCGACGGCGGATTGCTCGGCGCGATCACCGGCCTTGGTCAGTTTGTCGAGATCGGTCGCAGCCTGGGCAGCATCAGCCGAGTCGACCTTAATGCCGAGTTCTGCAATGTTCATCGACTCACCTTGAATAAGTGCCCGCTCTCACGGGCTGTTGTCGCGGGCTTCGGCCATAACCGCGATGGCTTCCGATTCCATTACGCGGATGTCTTGGAACACGCGAGGGCGATCCTTTGCCGGAACGCCGACGAGTTTCATCACATCGGGTAGGACGCCGTAATCGAGTCCGGTCGCGCCGCATGCGCCTGTGCGCCACTGAGTCCCCATCGAGTCCATGACGAGGAACGCCTTCCAGTTGTCCGGCCAAACTTCGACTGTTTCGTCGTAATCCTCGGGCGAAAACCCGAACAAAGCCATCTGCTCGGCGGAGCCGTCGGACTCATAGAGCGCACGGGCAGCGGCGGTCAGTTTCCCAAGCGAGCCTTGCCGAAGGCCTCGCTGTAGGCCTTCACCACGGCATCCGATACGCCGATGCAGCTCTTCACCAGGGCAGTGATGGATTCATCGCTGAGCTTGTCGGTGAAGCCCCAGGACACGACCAAGTCCTTGATCTGGTCGACACCCTGCTCGACCTCTGCGGCGGTGATCTCAGAGAGCGTCGGCTCAGTCCCCTTGAAGTGCTCACCGATGGCTTCTGCCCTTTCTTTCCAGGTGTCGAACAGTTCAGCCAGAGCAGTGCGGTCACGATATTTGAACGTGAACGGCACCATCGCCGGCTTGCCTCCGACCTGGGGGATCGCCACATCGACGGTGAACGTCGGCTTCGGCGCGATGGAAAACTTCGGCATGGGAACCCCTTAGGCGTTGTAGCGAGTTGGGCGGGAGGCGAACGAAAGAGTGATGGTCCGCGTCATGATGTTGTTGCGGCTCAGCGTCGGGGTCGCGGTGATCGACACATAGGCGTAGTAGTAGATCGTTGCGCCGCCGGGGAGGTTTGCGCGGATCAGGCGCGGCTCTTTATCTTCATCGGCCGCTTCAACGAGTGCGACGTAAGCCTGGGCTGGATCATCCGCCACCGGCAGGGTCATGCTGCTGGCCGATTTCGTGGTCGGCAGCTGACGGTCATCGTCGTCTTCGAGGAAGCCGTAAGTGAGGAACTGCTGCTCGCCGCCGTTCGCCGCTGGCTCGGTGATTTGCGAGATCTGCGTCCAGCCCGTAGCCTCGCGCACCTTGCCGGCGCCGGAGCCAGCCGGGTAATTTTTCACGCTGGTGGTATCGATGCCTTCCGCCGCGAACTCGCCGGTGTCGGAGTCGATGACGCGCGCCGGGCGTCCGTTCAGCTTCGCCCAGGCGGATTCGATGACGATCACGTCGCCATCGGTCAGACCGTGCGCGGCTGCGGTGAGTACTGCCGGCTTGGCGTTGCTGATCGCAGTGAACGGTTTCGCAAGGCTCAACGTCGCCGCGATCTCGAAGGTAGTGCCGTTGGGAATCTTGACGCTCATGGGTTTTCCTCTTTGCAGAAATTACAAAACCCGCTCAATGGCGGGTTCCGGGTTTGCCCAACGGGCTAATTCAGTTGGTGTCGGCTCGGTACAAGAACGAAACCGGCACAGTGAAGGTCGTGTCGTCTGGAATGCCGGGGCCCGGGTCAACCGGTGTCATCGTCACGACGGTCAGCGCACCCTTGGTGTTCCGCTCGTACAGCGGGAACAACACTGCGATCTGGTCGGCCAGTGCACCAGCCACGCCACGGTACTTGCCCGATGGTGTCACGATGCTGACCTGAAACACGCCGGTGTACAGCTTGTGGTCACCGCCGAGCGTGTTGCTCGCAGTGTCCGCTGGCAGCGTGAATGCTTTCAGGTAGGTCGAGCCGTTCACAGGTGTATAGGCCTCGTTCTCGACGACGACCTTCAATGGCACCGGCAAGACTTTCGCCCAGTTGATCAGCCTGGCCTCATAGATCGAAGCGATGATGTTGTGGCTCATATCTGGTTGTTCCTGATGGCCTCTTGCACGATCTGCTGGAAGCGGGCCACGGTGATGCGGACCATGCCACCCGGCGCCTGGGTCGAATGTCCGAACTCGAGGGGAATGGCGTACGGAAGGTTGTTGATGAGGTAGGCAGTCTGTCCGGCAGTGAAGTCGCTGACAGCCGAAACCAATGCAGCGATTGTTGCTTGCCCACCTGGATCAACCTCGTCAAAGGTCACGTTCTCCACTACATCGATCGAGAGGTGCCAATTCGCTCGGAACCGCCCGCCGACGTAGCCTTCAGGGGCAACGATATCCATGCCGTCGTTCAGCTGGCGCCCAGGCTTAAGTCGACCCGCCTTCGTCAGGCCGGCCGGATCGCTGCGCAAATCGTTGTTGTGATCGTCCACGGCCTCGTTGTACAGATGGGCCACAGCGTTCTGCGCCCAAATCTCGGGGTTACCCACCGGCGACATGCGGATAACGCTGCTACCAATCTCGATGATGATCTCGCGCAGGCTGGCGTCGATCGCTCCCGTGGCCTGGGCCGCAAACTCGGCGAGGCTTAGGGCAAAGCTACCGGACTGGCCGGCGCTGGCGCGATTCATGAGCGCACCTGCAGCTCGTACAGCAGTGGAGTTCCGGCGGGGTTGATCTCTTTGAAGCTGACCACCGTCCAAGTCTTGCCCTGCACATCAACCTGCACCAGCGGCTTTGGCTTCCAGGCCATGCCCAGCGCCGCGACCTTGAGCTTCTTGTCGCCGCGCACGATCAGCGTGTCGTACTGGAATTCGAGGCCGGTGAAGTCGAGCAGGATGCCTTGGGCGGTTTGCTCAACGATCACGTCACTGCCACCCGGGTTGTCCGGGTCGTACTCTGGTGTGGTGATCTCGCGCAGGATTACGGGCTGGCCGAACTCTGTAATCATCTCCAGAGCCATCACGGCCATTTCGTCGTAAAAGGCCATGGTGGCTCCAGATGTGAAAAGCCCAGCGCGATGGCTGGGCTTAATGAATTAGAGGGGAAGGAGGATTTTCCTCCTGATCAAGGCTTTTGCAGTACGCCTCCAAAACTTCAATTAGGTAGTCCTCTTTGGACATGCCGGCGGCTTCGGCCTGAATCTCAAGCTCCAGCTCCCACTCAGGAGCGAGATTTATTTTGATTTTCCCACCAGATTGGCTCACAGCGATGCCCCCGAAGACCGACAGGAAGCAAGCATATCCTTACGCTCGGATTGCGAACAGTCCGCGCCGCTGCAAGTAATCCGCAAACTGCGTGGCGCTAGGCCGATCCGGTGCGGCGGGCAACAGTCGACCGCTGGTGTTTGATATCGTCGCGTACTCGCGAGTTACCGCCCCTTCGACACGCTCCAGCGTTACAGCACCTTTGCGCTTCTCCACCGGGTCGATATCGTCCTGATGAATCTCGGCAGCCAAAGCCATCTGCCCGTACGGAACGCGCGCCGGCAGGTAGTTGTCGGGCTTGAGCTCGTAATCCAACTCGACGCCGCGGCGTGGCCAGGACAAAGCTTGCTCGCTGTTGGACTTTCGCCCTTTCCACGTCATGCCATCCATTGCCAGCGCGGCCCGGCGCAGCAGCGCTTCCTGCGCTGGCACTTCCGCTGGGATGGTCACACCAAACTTCACAGCGTACATGGCCATATCCTCGGCGGATGCGTAGCTTTCGGCGTCAGGCTTGCCGGTACCGTCCTCAATGATGAGAGTCATGAATCATCTCGCTGTGGTGTTCTGGATCGGGCGCCGCGATGACGGGCACCCGGATTATTACGCTTGCTGTAGGTCAGCAACTGCCTTTTCCAGCGATTCTACCGAAGCATTCGCCCGATACGTCACGTTGGCAGCGTCGAGTAGCGCTTTGAGGCTTGCGATCTTCTCGGCATTGTCGACCGGCTCAGCTACCGCCTTGAGACGTTCGACTTCAGCGCGGAGCAATCCAACCTCGCCCGCCAGACCATCGCGTTCGCCCTCGATGGTGACGACACCTTCGTGAATGGCTTTCAGCGCACCGAACAAGCGGATCGGAAGTTCGCCGGCGCCAGGGTGTTCCAGCTCCGACAGACCTTCGGCGGCGTCGATCAGCAACACGATGCCGTCGCGCTCTGCATTCAGCTTGCCAATCAGCTCCTGCAACGCAGCTCCGTCAAAGTCACCGCTATCGGCGATCAGCAGCACCGGTGCCGAATCAACCTGTCGCACCGTCACTTCTGGCACATCCTCAGCCTCATCGTCACGGCTTTCAGTGGCGTTCGCGTCGACAATGCGCAGGCCGTTTTGCTTGGCCAGCGCCTTCACATCTTCCTGGTACTGGTGGAATGGACCGGGCAAGTACCAGATGTTTTTGTTGCTCATGATCATTACCTCGTCGAGCCGGGCAAACCGCCCGGCTCGACATTCAGGGGTTACTTGGAAGCGTCACCGATCAGAGCCACACCGGCGGTGTGCTTGATGCTGGTAGCGGTCTTGTCCCAGTTGGTACCGGTGGCCAACTCAGCGTCGGTTGGCGACTTGCCACCGGTGGTGGTGTCCCAGGTGTAACCCTTCAGGCCCAAGCCGAAGGTGTAATCGGTTTGGAGCGTGGTTTCGATGCGTTCCTTGCCGTTGGTGGTCTGGACGTTGCTGATGATGTCTCGGCCGTCGTGGACCAGCGCAGCGCCTTGCACCAGCGACAGGATGATTTCCTTGTTCGGGGTGCCGGCCTGCATCAGCGCCGGGGCATCAGTCACAACGGAGATCTTGCCGAGGATGTCCACCACGCGAACGTTGCCCGCCTGGAAAAGCTGCTGCTGGTTCGCCAGGTTTTGGCCGACCAACTTGTGGTAGCTGGTGCCCTGCATCACCTGGGTTACTAGGTTCTGGCTTGCGTCGCCGAACTTCGCGTGGGCGTTGTTCAGGCCGGCGTAGGTGATGCCTGCGGTAGCCGACACATCGTTCACGGCCCCGGCCTGGGCGGTGATTGCAGCGACGAGGGCAGCGATCGCGGTGTTCAACTGGTCCTTCAACAGGATTTCAGCAAAAGCGCGGCTCGCAACCTCGATACCTTGCGCGGTCGGGCGCTCGAGCCAGGTCATCTGCGATGGCTCGTAACGGATCGGACCGAAGCCGCCGGCGACTTTCACCGAGGTGTTTTTCAGTTCGGTCAGGTCGGTGGCGGCCACAGTGGCGTTTGCGCTGTAGCGATCCACGCGGCGCTGGGCAGCCGCCAGGGTTTGGAAGAACGACTCCTGGAGGAAATCGCCGGTGAAACCGTCCGGAGATAGCACGATTGCGCCGCGGCTGGCAGCGTTGAAAGCGGCCAGATACTGGTCCAGCGTCTCAAGAGTCGCCGGCATGATGTATTCGTTGAAAACCTGCATTTGCGACAGGGACATGAGTTATTTCCTTACGATTGAGGGAGATCTGGGAACCGGCTTGCGATTGCAGCCGTGCGTTCCTCTTTGGTACCGCCGATTTTTCCTTTCGGGGCCCCGCCCCCACCTCCAGCACCGCCGGCCCCGCCGCCAGATGCCTTACTACCCGCGATCAACGGCGCGAACGCCGTGTCGTTTGCGAATTCTGCTTTCAGCTCATCCAGCGTTGCCGCCGAAAGCTTGCCCTGCTGGTCGAGTACGACCACAACAGGCTTCCCGTCGCGCTGCTCGACGCTCAGACGGCGTTCGATGTGCGGCAACAGGGCTTTGGCGCTGCCTGGGATTGCCAAGGCAGACGCGATGTCAGTAGCGGTACGGCCGACGGTCAGATCCCGGATCTGCGCGCTCAGCGTTCCACGCTCCTGCTCCAGCGTGCCGTTCAGCTCAGCTTCACGGCGGTTGTACTTCTCGGACCAGGAGCGCTCGAGCTCTTCGACGTTGCCGGACTTCCGGGCATTCTCTTCGCGCTCCAAGCGGGCCTGGTCTTCGGCGTCCTTGCGAGCCTTGTCGGCGGCCTTCTTCTCGTCCAGCAGTTCCTGGACCTTGGATTTCAAGCCCGAAACGTCTTCAGGTTGAGGCAGACCTTCAATGCCGAGCACGAACTTGCCGTCCTTCTCGGTGTAAAGAGCGCGCACGGCTTCGTCGACACCATCCAGGCTGTCCAGTTGGAATTTCAGCATTTGTTGTCTCCCAGAGACTTGGTGCAGACCCTGTCTGCGGACATAAAAAAACCCCGGATTAACCGAGGTTTCTGTTTGGCTTTAATTTAGAGGCCCATAGCAAACTCAAGAAGTTTGCCTCGTTGTCGACGTGGATCCATCGCACTAAGTTCAAGCGCCAAGGAGATTGGCTCGGAAGTACTGGCTATGTGGGGCGCAGCTTTATCGGCGTGAAGAATCAAATCAAGGATTTGATACAGACGTTGAGGATCTTGAAGCCGCCCTCCTTCCTTCGCGTTCACAAGAATCCGCAGTAACCGATCCATGAATGGCGCTGGATCCTGTTTTTCATTCACTGCAACAGCGGCCTCTTTGTAGCGCGCAGATATGGCAATGGTCTCGCTCGCGCTCATCTGGCCCAGCATGCAAAATCCCTCCGTGATAATCAGGAGGACAATCCTGCCTTTTCAAATGCAAGGGGTTCAAGCGCTTTCATCTGCACAAGGGTCAGAGGTGAAAAGTTGCGATCAAGTTGTAGCTCGGAGAATCGTTCGATGCTCAGGCCGCCTTCGCGGAACAGCTTGGCGCGGACCGGGCCGATGGCCTTGTCCTGGAATGCCGCTGGCTGCTGCTTGAGCCAGTCGTAATAGCTGAGGTCTGCCCTCACCTGCTGGGCGCCGCCGTCACCGATGGATGCCCGAGTGGCGTCCTTGGCGAACAGAGCGCTGAAGCGAGTCACTGCCACCACCGTAGAGCGACAGTTGATGTGGATTGGCGGCCTCGGCCCCTCCGTCAGTTTGAACCGGCGCTTATCGAGAGTTCGGCACTGACTGGTGGTCTTCGTGTCCAGGGTGCTGACCCACTCCACCGCCTGCACGACATCGGAGTTCTCTTTCAGCGTCTCCATGCGCGCTTGAGTGGCGACGTGCTGCACCGCAGTCCGAACAACTGCGCCGGCGTTCCGGTTGGTCGTGGCCAGGATGCCGTCGTTGTACTGGAGCGCCTTGGTGCCCCGAATGTTCTTGATGATCTGGAAGTTCGTCTGGCCTTCGAAGAAGCCCTGCCGGATTGCGCCAGTGAGGCGTTGTCGCTCGGTAGCGGTGAAGCCATCAATGAACGACTTGAGCAGCTTCCCGCCGTCAGCGCCGCGCACGCTGAGCGGGTTGCCGAGGATCGCTGCCCTGATTGCAGCAGCACCAGGCACCGCAGCATCGAACGAGACGCCCACCGGTGCCGCCCGGCCCAGACTGGCCGCTTCGAACTCGGCCTCGTAGTTCGCAATGTCGATCAGGTCGAGGTTCAGCTTATCGCTGTAGCGGTAGAAGATGCCCAGCAGCAGGCTGTCCACCTCGCTCAGCAGCCGCTCCAGTCGAGCAACGGTGTAATCCGTCAGGTCGGCCCGGGTCAGCCGCTCGCGGATCGAGCGGTCGATCTCCTTGAGGAAAGGCCCGAACTTGGCGACCTCCCCCGACTTCAGTTGCTCGAGGAAGACGGCGTGCCGAATCGTGGCATCAAGGATCGCTTGGTTTGCCGCCATTCGGGATTACCTCGTCGTCATCCAAGTCGATCACCGGATTCTCTGTTTCCAGTTCGTCGCGGATCTGGTCATCGGTCTTCTCGGGATCGATAACCCCACGAGCGCGCAGATACTGCCAGAAGTCTCCCGCCGGCAACTTGCCGCCCTGCACTGCGTTGAACAGTGCGGAAAGGATCGTTGCGTCCAGGGTGATCTGGCTGAAGTCCTGATTGAGTTTGTAGAGAGTTTCGCCCGCAGCGTTCACGAACTCAGCCATCCAGACCAGACACTGGCTGTAGGCCTCACTGACGTTGCTTACCACCAGCGAAAGGACGCTGTGTTCTGCGGCACTGTCGTTGTCGGCCTGGGTCGCGGTCTTAACCGCACTGCCGCGCTCGATCAGTCGGGCGCCGAGCGACACCATGTCCTCTTTCTTGCCGTCCATTGCCTCTTTGGCCACGGTATTGGGCTGGGCCTGCCAGACGCCGCATGTGCCGCTGACCGGAAGCAGCCAAGGGGCACGGGAGCCGAGGAAGATGCCACCCTTCTCCATGTGGTCGCGCCACTGCTCATCGAGTCCCGCCATCCACGGCTGAGGCTGGCCCACCAGGTAGGCCGCTTCCTCGTAGTCCGCACTGTTCCGGTAATGGCCGATGTTGACTTCCGCCATGTCGTAAAGCGGCGAATCATCGATGCTGGTGTCGTTGTTCTCACTGCCCAGAAACTGGAACGGGATCACTCGCCAAGGCTGACCGAGGCCGTTCAGCGGAGTGAAGGGCGAGATGATCATTGCCGTCTGGCTGGAACCCTCTTCCCACACTTCCTGCGTATAGACACCGGCGGCATCCAGGCGCAGCACTCGAAACTGAACAACCTGTTCGCTGCCAAACCCGTCATCGGTGTCGACATCGACCGTCTCACGCAGCACGACCAGACTCAGCAGATGCTGGCCGCCGACTTGGCGAGTCTTCCAGTTGATGATCGCCTCGGCCGGATAGCTGGCAACGCTTGCCCGAGCCCGGCCTGCTTGTTCGTCTGCCTTGCTCACCGAGCCGGCCACGACAGCCGCGTAATCCACCAGCAGCCCGTGACGGCCGACTTCGAGCAGATGCCCGATGACCGATTGCGACTGCTGGTAGATGCTCACGCCCTGCCCGTCGATGTCCTTCGACACGTAGTCGAGCGCGCCGGGGACGGTTAGCGTTGGCCAGGTGCGGAACACTGCACCCACCAGACTGTGCTTCGTCCGGCCCGTTGCGTTGTAGAACACGGCGCGCTTCTTGTACGCGTCGTAGCGATCCTTGTTGTCCTGGCTGATGTCCGAGGCGTTCGGCCGCGGCAGGTAATAATCACCGGCTGCCTTGATGGTCTCCGAGCCTTTGCAGACGTCACGCACCAAGCGCCAGCGGTATCGCGCCGCTGTGTACTCGGAGCGGGTAAAAGTGACGTCCGTCATCGGGCGACTCCCATTTTCATTGAGGTGACCGGTTTAATGATCGGGTACTCGCGATGGATGAAGTAACCGCCGCCATCGTTGGCGTGGTCGTTGCCCTGGCTCTTGTCCGGCTCGCCGTTGGGTGCCCAGATCTGCTGCTCAAGGCCGTCCGCATAAGTCGGACATGTGAACGGGTTGACCAGGTATCGTCGTTCGCCCTGCGCGTTGCAGAACATGGCGTTCATGGCGTTGATCCGATCCTTGACTGGCGGGTTGGCCGCCGGCGCGATGACTGTGAAGCCCGCCTGCTTGAGCATGGCGATATCGGTGACGCTGGCGTTGACTGACTTGCGCGAATCGCCAGAGGCGTCCGGGTAGATCCGAATCTCGCAGGTCTTCTTGTAGTCGTTGCCGGTGTACTCCCAGTAGCGCTCCTTGATGCGACGAATCATGTCCGGCGTGTCGTAGCCATCCATCAACTCATCGACCGCGCGGGGCAGACCCTGATCGCGTTTGACGTGAGTGATCGCCGCCATCTTGCCCACGTTGAAGTCCATGCCGATGAATAGGGGCTCACCCGGCTGCACAGTGTCGAAACACTGATTCAGCTTGCGGTCGTACGTGTGGTAGATCGAGCCGGAGGTCAGGTTGACGAACTGGCCGTTCAGGTAAGCGAGGATCAGCTGCGGCGGATACGACTCCATCAATGATTCGATGTAGTCGCTTGGCAGGTTCAGTTCGTTGTCGAACGTGCTGGCCTGCACCAGGCCATACATCTCGTTCAGTTTTGGCTTGTCGCGCAGCTGCTTCACGAACTGGAGGAAGACGAACTTGAAGCCTTCCGGCGTAGTGGTCACATCGACGCCGTTCTTCAGCCCGGGTAGGTTGTAACGCATCCGGGCAATGATCTTGCGCCAGGCTTGCTGCGCCTTGATCGACGTCAGCACGTCCAGCTCATCCACCAGCGCATGACCGATCTTGAAACCGACAATCGTCTGCGGCTTCTCCATCGACCGGCAAATCACAGTGCCGCGATACTGCCGGCCGCTGTAGATGTGAACCTCATGGTTCGCCTGGTTGATCTTGGTCTTCAGTCCCCAGTCGTAGGCCACTTCTTCCACCGTTGGATAGAAGATGTCCCGGATCTGCGGGTAAGTCGGTGCGAAGTAGCCTGCGTTGACGCCAGGCCACTCCATGAAGTGCTTGCACAGCGCCGAGCACCCCACCCAGGTCTTACCTGAGCCGAACCCTGCAACGAATGCGCGGAATTTATGGGGTAGCGTGAGGAAGTGAGCCTGCGGAACATTAAGGCTCGGCATTCGGCTTCCTCGCATCAACTACATCGACCTGAATGCGGGTCGGGATTGCCGGCTCGTCGTCAGGCTCATCCTTGCGGTTGCGGTTGACGTACATGTCGCCGGTTTCTTTCGCGGCCTGCTCCAGAATCTGCATGGCCAGTCCGATGTTCTTCATCGTCTCGGCCTTCTCCACGAAGCGGTTCATAGCGCGGAGCCGGAAGGCACGGTTGGCGATCGGAATCTCTGCCGTCTCTTCGCGGAAGCGCTTACGGGTGTCGTGGAACAGGGTTTGCCACTTCAACGCCAGACCCTTGCCGGACGTCTTTGTTGGGTCATGTGTTTCCACCTGTTGGCGGCTCAACACAACGCCGAATTCGTTCTTGACGGATTCAACCACCTGCGAAGGTGTGTCGAAGCACGCCAGAGCCTGAACGATGAAGCTCTTCACCTCATTTTTCAGGACTGCCATAAGTTCTCATCCGTCCAGTGCCTGTCCAGAATCAGGCCGACTTGAGCAGACAGGTTCCGCAGGCCCTCGATATGTTCAATTTCCCCACCTCGGCAGGCTTGTTCGCAGCGTCTACCAACTCCTGTACATCAGGGCTCGCACCGTAGCGACGCACCACACCGACGAACTCTTCAACGTCGTGTCCGCGCATCTCAAGCTTGGGCAATCCCTCCTGGGTGAACTTGGGTGCGCCGTACTTATCCTTCGCCTGGGCGATGTGATAAAGCTCATGCTCGACCAGTGCGCAGAAGTCAGCATCGGAGCACTGTGAGCAGTAGTCGGCAGCCAGGGTCATGATGTAGGCCGGCACGTCGCCGAACCAATCCAGCATCTGCTGTTCCATCCGCGCCTTCTGCCAGCCACCCGCACGGAACGCGACCTCTTCGGCTTGGCCTACTACGGTGCGACCCTTCTTGCTGAATGCAGACGACGCCCACATCACGCGGATGTCAGCGTCGATCAGATGGGCATGGTCTTCGTTATGGATGCTGCCGGTGTCGGAAAGGATCTCGGTTTGGAGCCACTCCCACACCTCAGGTGCAGGCGTCAGGCGAATGCCGAAGTCGGACAGATCCATGATCGAGACAGGTGGCATCGGCCGGCCCATGTTTCACCCCAAGCTTGAAATAGTGGCGCGTTGCCGGTATTGGTGGCGATCACCACTTGAATCCAGCATCGCTATGAAACCAGCATTGAGAAACTACCTTGTACTTTGCACCGCACTGCTACTGACTGGATGCGATGGTGATGACGCCCATGACCGCAGCGCGGCAGAGCAGATGACCAGAGAATCGTTATGCGTCGCGGCATCTGAGCGCTTCACTCTGTACAAAGAGGCAGAGCGCCATAAGGCACATGGACTAGAAGCAGCCCGATTGAACTTCGAGAAATCCGGCGAACCAAGCAACTTCCTCGCAAAAATACATGTAGCGCGAATTGAATTAGCATCTGAGTCCAAGGACTTTAATGCGACATTTCTCAGCACTAGATGTGACACCAACGTCACCCACGGCGAAGTAGCGGACCATTAGCTGTCTGCCGCTTACCTATCCCACCATCTTTGCAGTCTCACTATGAGCGTGGCCGTGCAATACAGCCACTACCAGGCCCTGAGGTAGACCATCACCTTTTGCAGTATCGATCGCTGTGGCGATGACGCTATCGAGATCGGCGATGGCCTTGTTGATTGCTGGGCTCAGTGGCAATGCGTGATGTAGCCGAATGACGCTGCTCATTTGGTCAGCTTCGGCTGAAGGATCACCCGGGCAACCATCACCAGCAGACCCAGCACGCCATAGGCCACCGGTGGCAGCACAGCCTGTAGTTGGGGCATCAGCTGTTCAGCGATACCCAGCGCCGCAATGGCGCCGCCCGCCTGAACGCTGGTCATGCTCAGCGCTTGTTTCCAGTTGTCGATCAGTTGCATGGGTCACTCCTGGCGCTTGGGTAATTTGAAGTCGGTGAATCGGTCGGCCAGGTCGGCCACTTTCTTCACGCCAAGGGTGCCGATGACAGCACCGACGGCAGCCGCAAGGCTCGATGGAAGGTTGAAGTATTCGAGCAAAGGGAACGCCCCGGCTGTGATCGCGCCACACAGGCAGGATTCGAGCAGCGCCTTTCGCCTTCCCCCTCCCCCGTAAATGACGCGCAAGAAGGCGATCCAGCACGACAGGGTCGCGGCATAGAACATCGGCGAGTGTTGGCTGAGCCAGGCCATGACGATGAGCCAGGTGTCTGGTTTGTCGGGCATGTTTGGCATCCGGATTCCTCCCTTTCGGGGAGAGCGAGAATAGGTCCGGCACTCCCCGCCTCTCTCATCCGCTCGGGGCAAAGACGATGGCGTGGGTGCCAGATACGAGAAAGCCCCTGCGGATGCAGTGGCCCTGAAGAGGGACCAAAAAAAACAACACATAAATGTTGTGATAAAACAGAAATGTTGTAGAATAAGCTCATCCAAACAACGAGGCGAGGTGATGAAGTTCAGCGAGTTCAGACGATGGTTGAAGGCCCAAGGGGTGACCTTTGAAGCTGGCAAAGGAAGCCACTTCAAGATCACCGCCCCAAACGGCAACAAGACCACCTTCGCGGATCACGGCAGTAAGGAAATGCCAGAACCGACCCGCAAGGCGATCATTAAACAACTGGGGCTCTGAGAGCCCCTTCACCACATCTGAATCGACTTCATCACCTCCAAAGAGGAGTGACTATGTACGACTACGCAATTCGCTTTGACCAGGATTCCGCCGGCATAGCAGTGTTCTGCCGAGACTTACCTGAACTGAACAGCTTCGGTGATGACCGTGAACACGCTATCGCCCAAGCCGTGGACGCGATCGAGACTACGCTCTCGATTTACGTTGAACAGCGTCGCGCCATACCAGAAGCAACGCCACCAGAGGCTGACGAACAGGTCATCACTCTTCCAGCCGTAACCGTGGCCAAAATCGCACTCTGGAACGAAATGATGAAACGCGGAATGCGAAAAGCCGATTTGCGCCGCCTGCTCGACGTTGCTCAGACCCAGGGCGATCGCCTGGTCGATTTCCTCCACACATCTAAAATGGAGCAATTGGAGGCGGCGCTTGCTGCACTTGACACATCAATTCGAGTGAGCGCGCCTGACCAAGGATGGATCGACCTTCCCTACGGCGGAGCTCAAGCAGGCTTTTATGCCGCCCGGCTAGCGGACGTATTTCAAGAACGCGGCGTTAGCGAGATTGTTGTTGGAGCCATCAAAAGCAATCTGGATCAAGTAAACCCCGCCTCTTTGGACTACTTACTGCGTACTCGTTACGCCAAAAACCCAAACACTATGCAAGCAGTCCAAGACGTAATCGCCGACTTGGTCGCTACCGAGTTGTTCGAGCATCTTCCTCGTGCGGCAGGAAAACGTCCGGCCGCTGTTTTGAAGATCAAAACTTGAGGAAAGGTAGTCTCGCGCCAAGTCCAAACTGAATAGGTGCGCAGTCTTTCCCACTGTCTGCCGAAAACATTCACGGCGCCGACACCCAATTGCATCGGTCCCGCCGATCCAGTCTCGCGCTACTCCGCAAGCATAGTTAGAACGGGGTACGCGGGCTGCCGGTGTTATGTCGTAGCACTGCACTGTCCGGCTATCGACATCCAGACCTTCCCTAGGGTTACCTGGCTACAGGTGGATCTCAGGCGCAAAAAACCCCGCACTTTGCGGGGTTCCCGTACATCTTTGCGTGTAGTCATTTGGGTTTTACGCGCCTACTTTCCACCCCAAAGCGGAGCTGTTCGCAACTCTAGAAAGTTTTCCGCGCTTGCTTTTGGGCAGCCAGCTTCGCATCTAGCATGCGCCGAAGAGCATTGAGATGTGCATTGTGCGTGCTGGGCCCTACACTGAACCTTCTGCTGCTCAGAAGCTCCGATCTGACAGACTGTGTTAGTCGAATCGCAGGGTTTTGCGCATGCATAATTCGCAGCTGCACAGTTTTCAGAACACGTTGCCCAGGCAGTAGTAAATGACGACAGTAGTACGAGAAGGAAGGTAGCGATAAATCTGCTGACGCCTCCAAGCTTTCCGGAACCATTCATAGAATCACCTCCTCGAGCAGGATCTACGGGGAATGCCGATATCCTGTGGTGATAACTCTAGCCTCCGACTCAACAAACGCGAGTAGCCAAGGCGAAACCCGGGTTGACTACCGGTTTTGCGAAAAATGGGGAATAACAGGATTCGAATCCGTGGTCGCCTTCATATGGTCCTGTAGCGGACACCTCAACTCCAAGGTACCAGTGCGGTGTCTAATGAGCACTCCAACCTTGGGCTGCTCGATCATTCTCTCCAGAATGAAAAAGCCCCGCACAATGGCGAGGCTCTGCATTGTCAATCCCTAACGCGCAAGATCGACAGAATGGGTGAATATTCTATCATTCTCTCACTCATTGCAATGGCTATTTGCTACGCCGCGCAACTTTCGATCAAGCCCTCGGATTCCAGCAATTCCTGAGCAGCCGTCAGTGCCTCGTTCACCTGGTCATCAAGCGCCTTGCGTATGTTCGAACGCCACCGGTACCGGGTCGATTCCGGCTTGCCGTCATTGTCCCAATTGGTGATGTCGTACCACGCTGCAGGCAGGACCGCGGCCGAACGCCTACCCTCCACGCCCGCCACCTGCGGGATCGCCCACGTCAGCACAGCGCACTCGCGAAACCGTTGCGGCGCCGGCGACTGTACTGTCTTGATCAGCTCGAGGATTGCCCCATGCTTACGCTCATTATGCGTGGAGTACTTCGCGACCAACGCCCGCCAGTGCGCTGCCGACAGCGTCTTGTGCAGCCGGCCGAACACCCAGCAGCCAGTGAGGAACGCTGCCTCCTTCCCGACGATCTCCCCCTTCTGCTTGGCGCACTGCACCTTGGGTTCAAAGTCGCACCCACCTGCTGAGTTGATGGTTTCGGCGGCCAACGCCCGAACAACTGCGGATACCACATTGCGATAGATCATGCTGCTGCTCCTTTCAATTCCCTGATCAGTGCCCGGTAATCGGCCTTCATGGTTTTCAAATCTTCGATGGTGTAGCGCTGGGCCTTATGAGGCCCTTCAAGAATCTCGACGCGTTCCAAGCCGATCCGCTTCACCAGGTTGATC